CAACAATTTCCTACTTTTTTTGGTGTATCATCTTCAAATGAATTAGAAATAATTCAAGATGTTTCACCCAAACGACAACCTTCAACAGTTGTTGCATCCGCAACGAGGGATAGCGGAAACAAAAAACCCACTCAAATACGTCTTACTCAGACACAAGTTAAGCTAGCTCGCCAACTTGGAATATCGCCTGAGCAATACGCAAATCAATTACTAAGGGAGAGTTAAATGTCAGAAGAAAATGAAATTACAAATAAAGTAGAGGAAGTTTCAACTGAATCTCCTGCAAATCAAGAGCGTACTCCTAGAGAGACAGATAGCCGAGAGGCTACCCAACACGAAGAAAGTTGGGAAAATTCTGCTAATTTACCAACACCTAACCCACAAGAAGGTTTTGTATTTAGGTATATCAGAACAGCCTTATTAGGTCAATCTGATAATCCTAATGTATCAAGACGTTTTCGTGAAGGGTGGATTCCATGTAAACTTGAAGATCATACAGAACTTCAAATACACATGATGGACCACGGCTCAGAATGGGCAAAAAAAGGTAATATTGAAATTGGTGGACAATTATTATGTAAAATGCCTACAGAAAAAGCGGAAGCTAGAGATAAGCACTTCCAAGACCTTGCTCAATCTCAATTAGAATCTGTAGACAATGTTTACTTTAAAGATCAGGATAATCGAATGGCGACCAAACAAGTGTTTGAACGCAAGTCGAGAACCTCTTTTGGTAAAGATTCATGAGAATCTTTAATAATTAATTAAATTAGGAGACAATTATGTCATCAAGTGCGACTCCTCACGGAGCAAGACCTGTTGGAACGATTGTTGGAAGCCCTTATCAAGGAAAAGTTACTCACTACAAAACCAAAAATGCATATGGCACAAGCATATTCTATGGCGAAGTTGTAAAATGGAGTGCTGACAACCCGGAAACTACTATCCAAAAAGATACTGGTACTACGGCTTGTACACCTATTGGTATTTTTCTTGGATGTGCTTACACCGATCCAACGACTAATCAATTTACGCCTAATCAATATTTCCCAGCTTCAATAGCTGCAGATGATATTGTTGCGTATGTTGCTAGTGATCCTTATATACTAATGCAAATGCAATGCGATGGTGCAGCAGATCAAGATGATCTTGGTAAAAACTGTGCCTTAGTACAAACTGCAGGAAGTACAGCTATAGGAACTAGTAAAAATTCGGTAGATATATCTACTGTAGCCACTACCAATACATTCCCTGTAAAAATCGTTGACTTTGTTGACGGACCAGATAGTGCTGTTGGTGATGCCTACACAGATGTACTAGTTATGTTTAATGTTGGACATCAGTTGTTAAATGCAACTGGTATCGGTTAATAAGGAGTAAATTATGGCTGCTATATCAAGAGCGAATGAGCTAAAACAACTCCTTCCAGGATTAAATGCGTTGTTTGGCGAAGAGTATGCTAACTACGAGAATGAGCATGAAGAAATTTATGCAACTGAAAACTCAGAACGAAGTTTTGAAGAAGAGTTGAAGTTGTCAGGTTTTGGAGCTGCTCCAGTAAAAGATGAAGGTTCGGCTATCAATTATGATACTGCACAAGAATCTTTCGTAGCTCGCTACACACACGAAACTATTGCAATGGGATATTCAATCACAGAAGAAGCAATGGAGGATAACCTCTATGTATCTCTCTCTGGTAGATATACTAAAGCATTAGCTCGTGCAATGGCTTACACAAAACAAGTAAAAAGTGCTTATCCACTTAATAATGGATTTGATACTACTTTTTCTTCAGGTGATGGTGTTGCTTTATTTAGCACAGCTCACCCACTTGTAAGTGGTGGAACTAACAGCAACAGACCTTCTTCAGGTGCTGACTTGAATGAAACATCTTTAGAAGATGCAATTATTCAAATTGGTAAATACACCGATGAAAGAGGTCTTAAAATTGCTGCTAGAGCAAGAAAGCTAATAGTACCAACTGATCTTCAGTTTGTTGCTACTAGACTTCTCCAATCAGACTATAGAGTTGGAACTGCTGACAATGACATCAATGCTATTAAAACAAATGGCGTGATTCCAGAAGGCTATTCAGTTAATCATTATTTAACTGATACAAATGCTTTCTTTATCACAACAGATGTTCCTGATGGTATGAAGCATTTTGTTAGAAGTCCAATGACTACATCTATGGATGGAGACTTTGATACTGGTAATGTTAGATACAAAGCTAGAGAAAGATATTCCTTTGGAGTATCTGATCCGCTAGGTGTCTGGGGTTCTCCGGGTAGTTCGTAGGTCATAATAGAGGTTTCTATTTCCACCACTCAATTTATAACTACACCTTAAAAACAAATGTGGTTGTTGACG